AAAGCAACCACAATTTTTGAATCGGCCGTTATTGCTCGTTCACAATCAATTATGGAAGAAGTTGAAGAAGCATTGTACGAAGAATTCGAAGTGGCTGTTGAATCAGTTAAAGAAGATTTGGCTAAAAAGTTGGATGACTACATCAACTACATGGCTGAAGAATGGTTCAAAGAAAATCAATTGGCAATCGAAAAAGGTCTACGTTCTGAAATCGTTGAAGATTTTATTCGTGGTCTAAAAGGTCTATTCGAAGAACACTACATTGACATTCCAGAAGAAAAAGTGGATGTTGTAGAAGAATTGACCACAAAAGTTGAAGAATTAGAAATTTCAGTCAACGAAGAAATTTCACGTAACGTTGAAATGAAGAAACAAATTAACGAATTTAAAAAGACAGAGGCTATACATACAGTATGTGAAGGCCTGACGCAGACACAAGTAGAAAAACTAAAATCACTCGCAGAGACTGTTGAGTTTACTACTGAAGAAGAATTTGGTCGCAAACTAGAAACCTTGGTAGATTCATACTTCCAACAATCAGTTAAACCGCCAGTTAGTTCTGCTCTACATGAAGCTGTAGAAGTTGAGGATGAGAAGAAGCCATCGGCATCTGCTGATCCTGCAATCGCTCAGTACGCACAAATCATCTCTAAATCATTGGCTAAATAAATAAACTTACCAATAAAAGATACTAATAAGGAGAACACTAATGTATCTAACCGAAGAATTACAAAAAAAATGGGCACCAGTGCTTGAACACGAAGGCCTAGAGTCAATCAAAGACCCATACAAGAAAGCTGTTACAGCACTTGTTTTGGAAAACCAACAACGTGAAATGGCCGCAGCATCACAACAGTTGAATGAAACTGCTGTATCTTCTGCACCAACAAACGTTACAGGTTCTGGCATTTCTAACTACGACCCAATCTTGATTAGTTTGGTTCGCCGTGCATTGCCTAACTTGATTGCTTATGACGTTGCAGGCGTTCAACCAATGACTGGACCTACTGGTCTAATCTTTGCGATGAGAGCTCGTTACGATTCACAATCTGGTTCACCAAACAACACAAACGAAGCCTTCTTCAACGAAGCAAACACAGAGTTCTCTGGTGCATTGTCTACGTCTAACCCATACGGTTTCCGTGGTAATAACACAACAGATATCAGCACAAACCCTGTTCGTGACCTGACTGCTAACCACTACACAACTGGTATCGCAATGTCAACAGCAAGTGCTGAAGCTTTGGGTGCTGACACAGATAGTCCTTTCAAACAAATGGCATTCTCAATTGAGAAAGTTACTGTTACTGCACAAAGCCGTGCATTGAAAGCTGAATACTCACTAGAACTTGCACAAGACTTGAAAGCAATCCATGGTTTGGATGCTGAAACAGAATTGTCAAACATTCTGTCTACAGAAATCTTGGCTGAAATCAACCGTGAAGTTATCCGTACCATCTATACTTGTGCCGTTGCAGGTGCTCAGTATGGTGTTACAACTGCTGGTGCATTTGACTTGGACACTGACTCTAACGGTCGTTGGTCTGTTGAACGTTTTAAAGGTTTGATTTTCCAAATTGAACGTGATGCTAACGTAATCGCTAAGCAAACTCGTCGTGGTAAAGGTAACGTCCTTATCGTTTCTTCTGACGTAGCTTCTGCTATGGCAATGGCTGGTGTGTTATCTTACACTCCTGCTTTGTCTGCTGACCTACAAGTTGACGATACAGGCAATACATTTGCTGGTACTATCTTTGGTCGTATCAAGGTCTATATTGACCCATACTTCCCTGCTAACTTCTCCAGCGAATTCGCTGTTGTTGGTTACAAAGGTACTAACGCTTATGATGCTGGTCTGTTCTACTGCCCATACGTACCGTTGCAAATGGTCCGTGCGGTTGATACAGGTACTTTCCAACCAAAAATTGGTTTCAAAACTCGCTACGGCTTGGTTGCAAACCCATTTGCAGAAGGTACAACTCAAGGTTTGGGTGCATTGAACACACAAGCTAACAACTACTACCGTGCAT